TGAAGTCCCGCTCAATGGGGTAGATTTCGTTCGTGCCGTAGTCCCTGAACGACTTCACGTTGAATATGAAGTGGCCGCCAGAAGCCAAGTACCTCCAGCAATTCTCAACTGTTTGGGGTATGAATCCATCCCTCCACTCTTGATAGGTCATTCCCCTCTTGTATGATTGCCCCTCTCCAATCTGGTAGTCCTCAAGGGAGTAGTATGGCGGAGACGAGAAGCAAAGTCCCATCTTCCCCTCCCACTCAGGAACGAAAGTCTGACTCCCTTGGCAACGTATCTCAACGTTTGCCGTGCATTCTGGATTCGCAGTCTTGTAGTCACTCCCACACTCCCGCAACCTCTCCACGAGTTCTTCGTTTGGGTCAACGCCAAAGTAGTTCACGTTGTTCTTCAACGCCCCAAGCAACCGACTCCCCCATCCACAACTGTAGTCGTGGTAGTTGCCATTGACGTTGTACCTTGAAATCACGTCTGCAGCAACCTTCAAAGGGAAGTTGGGCAACTTCACGCAATACCTTATGCCACACAACCTGAACGCGGTCTCAATCTTCTTAGCAAGTGACATGGTGTCTGGAAACACCTTCTTGTTCTCCGAAACCTTGCCATTGAAGTATTCCATTATTTCCTTGTTCTGAAGCCCATCCCAAATGGACCACGAAGCCCTTGTTCCGATTGCCTTTGACATTACCTCCTTGAAGTAGTTGTCGTAGACCAGGTTCATCCTCGTTCCACCATTGTGCAAGGTTTTCATCTGGGCTTGAACGTCGCTGAAGTCAGGCTTTTGGTAGAACTCCCGACGAATGGACTCAAACTCCTCGTCCGTAAGTGGCTTTGATATGGACGAGTTTTGCGTGATTCCCTTGTACGTTATCCTTGACATGGCTGGATCAATTATACCAGGTGCATAAAAACAAAAGGTGCGTGGAGAAATCCACGCACCTTTCGCACAATCAATTCTTGCGAATTGATTAACCAACGAGGCCGCTGCGATGCTGGTAAGCACCAACGTCGGAAGAAGCAGACTCAGGAGCAACGTCGCCGAAGAACGTGCGGTCGCCATTACCAAGCGTGTACGTGCTGTCAAAGCCCGTGAACTTGATGAGGCGGTAGAAGTGCTTGGCGTCGAATGGGTTGTCAACCAAACCATAGCGCGTACGGGCACCAATCACGCTCAAGCCGTTCTCAGGCTTGATTGCCTTGTAGAGGGTCACAGGCACGTATGGGCAATAGATGATGCCCGTGTCGCCTGCGTGCGTTCCCTTGTAGCCCACGAGAGCATAGCTGCCGTAGGTGTTCGTGTCACGAACGAGGAGCTGACGTCCATCGTTGATGAGTCCCTCCTTCGTCATTGCGCCAATTGCGGACGCAGGGACGGAAGGCATCGTCTTGCCATCGCTGACCAACTTGGACGTGCCAAGCTGCTGCAAGCAAGAGCACACGGTCGTGGAAGCGAGCACGAAGTTGCCTGCGCCACGGCGGGTGGCGATGGAGATTTCGTTCGCCTCGCGGGTCACGAACGTGAGCATCGCGGCGATACGTCCCATCTGGTCAAGTCCATCAAGGCGGGACACGTCAAGAACCTTGGCGGTCTCGTTCCAAGCTGCGCGGAGCATGGACTCCTTGATTTGCTGGTCAATTTCGGCACCAATCTGATAGGAGATGAGGTTGGTCATCTCTGTCTCGATGTCGATACCCTGCATCGCCTCCAGGTCCTCGGCATCTTCAGGTGTCCACTCGGAACCCAACTTGCGGGTCTCGGCAGCCACGAGACGCTTCGTGAACTTGATGGTGGCGGAAGGATACGTGTTGTTCCTCCAGTGACCAAAGGATGGGTCAAGCATTCCACGTGGGTCAGTACCATCAGGAGCATAGCCAGAGGCATAACCACCGGCGCCCTCGTTGTACTGATACGTCTTGCCATCAGCGCCCATATAGGTTGCGCCTGGCTTGCCCTGAGCATAGCCCTCGCCTGCGCCCGTGGCAACGCCCACGCCTGACTGGTTGCCCTGAGGTCCATTCAGGAAGGTTGCGATGTCGTTGAATGGGTCAACTGGTCCCTTGGCGAAGAAGTTCAGCTTGGAACCGTCGGAAGCGCTGGAGTCAGGAGCAAAGCCCTGGCCCGTGAACTTGGACTGGTTCGCACGGCCATTCACGCCGTAGCCGAATTCGAAGTCCTGAGGAAGACCAACGCGCTCTGGGTTGGCAGGCATGGCGCGAAGAGCCATCACATAGCCAACTGGGCCGGTCATCGCCTGAACGCCAACCAGCTCATGAGCCATGAGGGTTGGGAAAATACGGCGAAGCATAGGCATCACAACGTTTGGAAGGATGTAGTCGTCCTTCGTGAGAACGCCGTTGCCATTCACTGGCTGATTGTAGGCGGGAGGATTGCGCATGTCAATCGTGTTGCCCACCGCGGTTGGGCCAGCCTCAGTGAAGAGACGAGCCTTGGAGAACTCCTTGCGGGTGTTCTCAAGAACCTGCGCCATCACGAGTTTCTTCTCGACAGACTCGATGGGCGCACCCTTCTCAAGAACAGGTGCCCAGCGCTTCAGGAGTTTCTTCTGATACTCTGAATTTGTCTTAAACATGTTAGTTTACCTGTTTGTTTAGTTTTTGGTGTGAAGTATGTCAAAGACCGGTCATGTAGGTTGCCATCTCCTCTGGGCTGATCGCGTCGTTCGAGAAGTCAACCTCCACGAACGGATCGTCCAGCATTGAGGATAGGTTGTCCTCGTTCTGACCACCATTTTCCTTGACAATAGTTTCACCTGAAATCGTCTTGTTGGTCACTTCGTTCACCTTCGCGACAGGAATTGCCTGAACCGTCCTCATCGCGTCCCTCTTCTCTCCTACCATCGTGAGGGCTTTCTGGAAGTTCTCGTCAATCTCTGCCCGTGACCTTGCGTTTTGAAAGTGCTTTCTGAGAAGGGCTGCCTCGTATTTTGGGTAACTTGCTATTTTTTCCTCAAGATAGAACTTCAACGACTCTTGCTTTCTCTTCTCTTCAATGCTCTCTGTGATTTTCTTGCTTTCCTCAACCTTCTTCTGCAACGCATTCACGCTGCTCACCAACTCTGCGTTCTTCTTCGTGCTTTCAACTATCTGCTTTTCCTTGCTTTCCAGAGCAACTTGCATTTGCTTCACTTGCTCCTTCAACTTTCCTATCTCTTTCGCGCTTTCGCTCAACGTTGCAGCCTTCTCAGAAATGGCTTTCGCTTGCGTCTCTATCAAAGTCTTCGTGCTCTTGAGCATCTTCGCGGACTCGGCTGCAACCTTCTCAACTTGCTCGTCAGCCTTGTAGCCCACGCACTCCTTCACGCTCTCCACGCACTGCTCCAGTTTCTTCAGCTTCGCGTAGTCCAGGATTTGGGGCATGTCCTTCTTCAACTGCTCAATCCTGGCCTCTACCATCTCGTTCACCTTCGCGACAGTAGCCTCAGACACAACCTCGTTGTTCGCAACCCCCACCAACTTGTCCTTCTTGGCGAGAATCTGCTCAGTCACCTCGCAACAACGTTTTTCGGTTGATTCCTCAACTGTCTCGACAAGACTCTCAATGGCATACGCCTGCGCCTTCGTCAAGGCTTGCCCATTCTCCTTCAATATGGAGCTGATGCCATCGTATATCTTTTGAGATGTCTCTGAAACCTTCATTGAAACCTTCTTTCTCTTTTCAAATGCTACATATATTTACGCAAAAGGGTTCAGAAAACTGGTGGGTATTTCGCAAAAAACTGAAAATATTTTCAATTTCAATGGGAATGGTAAATAGCACTTGGACATTTTCAAGGAAACAAACAGATGGCAGTTGCAAAGACAAACTACAACGACGAGAAACGTTTTTCAAAGGACAACGTTTCGCTTGCGAAGGACTTTCCCATAAAGTACGCCACGTTCAACGCATACCAGATGCGCGACCTCATCATCAGGAAGCTGATTGAAGACCCCTCAATACGCGATCAGGTGTATCCTGGCTCCAACATTGCGATTCTCGTGGACTTGGTGGCAACGATGTATCAGACGTTGACGTATCAGCTCAACCACGCTGCGTCAGAGTCCATGTTCTCCCAATCCCAGTACTACGAGAACATCGTGCGCATAGCGAAGTTGCTTGGCTACAACGCCAAGGGCATAACGCCATCCACTGCGATGTTCAGAATTGACAATGCTGGCGACCTGGTGAACGAGGACTTGAACAAGGACGTGGTGATTCCACCATTCTCCATGGTGAAGTCGTCAAACGGAAAATACTACTCCTATTCCCCATACAAGTGGCAAGGTTGCGTCATCCCAAAGAACCTTGACGAGGGAAAACCCTACGACATCGTTCTCCACAATGGCATGTGGAAAAGATACCAAACCGTGTTCACTCCAAATGGTCAGGACTTTGAAACCTTCGTCATGTCAATGGTGAGAAGCGAACTTGACGAGCAAAGGTACGCAACGACCTCCCACATCTTCGCAGTTGAAGTCGTCAAGGCAATGAAAGAAGAAAATCCAGACGAAATTGATTGGAGTCAGACTGAAGTAACAATCTTCCATCCAACGAACGCAGGCTTGTTCAAGGGATTGCCAAACGCGAACGGAACAGACCAAATCCACAACTTTCTGTACAATGGACTTGGTGGTGACGACTGCAACGTGTTCAACGTGGAATTGAACGAGATAAAGCAACTCGTGTTGAAGTTCGGAGATGGCATAACAACGAGGAAGCTGACGCCAAACTCAGAGCTGTACGTGTTCTACCTTGAGACGCAAGGCATGGATGGTGGCGTCCAGCCATCTTCTGAGCAAATGGAGTTTCAACACAATCCAACCATGCTCAACATTGACGAGGATTTGTACGAAAAGTTGTTCGGAGACAACGCGCAAGAAGTTGGCGAGATAACTTGCAGAACCTTGACTGAATCCACGTCTGCCATAAGGGAGGAGGGCGTTGAGGAAATAAGGGAAAGGGCGCCGCACTGGTTCAAGATGAACAACAGACTCGTCACGAAGGAGGACTACGAGTTCTTCTTCATGAACGAGCCATCAATCTCTGGCATGTTCAACTCGGTCAAGGTCATGAACAACTGGGAATACGTTGCAACGTTCTACAGATGGCTTGCGAAACTCGGGGACAGCAACCATGGAGAGGCAAGATACTACTTGAACCCCGCCAGGTTCACGAAATATGGTGGAGCGTCGCTGTCTGACGCAGTTGACTCCAACAACGTCTACGTCTGGTACATCACGAACTTCGGCGACGTCTCTGACATCAACTACGATCAGATGGTGCAAAGGTGCAAGAGCATGACGGTTGACATAAAGGACATGTGCCACGAGCCTGTGTTCCTTCCCGCAATCCCGATAAAATGCGAGATTTCGTCTGTTCCAGAGGACAAGGCGTTGCTCTACCTCCAAGCCAACAAGTCAACGACTGTCCCATACTTGAAGGACGACAACGACAACGAATACGATGCCTCGTGGCTTGAGGTCAGAATCAACGACGACTACTCCATTTCGTCATACGAAGTGATTGAAAGAATTTGCTCAGTGATGACGTACTTCTTCAACGTGAAGAACAGAAAAGTTGGGTTTGGCTCGTTCAACACGAACGACATCTTGAACTTGATAATGGAGAAGGTTCCAGCGGTGTCAGACATCTACACCGTGTATCAGTCTGGCGCGAACGAAAGCCCAATATACACGCATGGAATCTCAATGGCCGCGTTCGCAACCAACACCTCGTTGATAAACCTTGGCGACGACCTTCAGATAAAGACAGGAACGATTGCCCTTGAGCCATTCATGTACCCAGTCCTCTACACCAACACAAAGGCCGAGTTGAAGAACAGAATCAAGGTTGTGAACAAGAACATCAACAT